TAGATTTCTCGCTGGAAGAGGCTGGGGAGGTTTTACCCTCCCCAGCTTTCCGAGGACCCATACCGATTACTAGCATGGCTCCCATATAGATAACTTAGGCGAAGTTAGACTTCGACCAGACAACGCGGTAGAACGCAGGGTTCAATTGCTTCGCAGTGTAGAAGGTTTTGAACGATGCGATGGTGCGCTGACCGTAGATGTCTGACTTGTCCGGAGCATCGAGGATTGTGACCTTAGGCGCGTAAGGCGAGCCAGTGGCCGCAACCGCTGTCATGTGAGGCACGCCGAAGGCTTGCCCACCGAGTACGATGCTGGCAAAGTTAGAGCCGGTTGCTTCGGTGTTTACACCGCCAGCAGCAGTACCAGCCGTCAAGTTGTTGGTGGTTTCGATTACGCTCACGCCGAACAGACGACCGACTTCACCTTTGTAGATGGCATCGGGTGTGCTGTAGGAGGAAACGCGCAGGAAGTCATCGTCGTTCATCAAGTCACGTGTGACCTGAGGAGGAGCAACGAGGACGTAACCATCCTTGATCTTAGGAGCGCGGTTGACCTTGAGGGCAGTCGCAGCATCCAGAAGATCCAAAGCAGTCATCGCGGCGTTAGCCGTGGATGCCGCTTGGAAGTTGGTTCCGTTGGTTCCGTTCTGTGCGTAGCGGACATAAGCCGCTGTCGATACAGTCGTGCCAGCAGTCGTGGCAGCAGTCGTGTTCAACACCAACGCGCGGTGCGAGAGGGTGTCGGCATGGAGGGCTGCATCTTCACCGAGTTGCTTGGTCGCCTGTGCCAAGTGGTTGAACAACTCAGTGGCCAGCAATACGTCGGTGAGGACGATGCTAGATCCGAACTGTTCCAACGTGGCTTCGACTGTGGAGAGGGTAAGCTGACGCTCGCCCGTACCAGCCGTAGGACTCGTGCCTTCCGACAGCGAGATGATTGAAGCAATGCTGGGGTTATCGAATCGGAAGAAACGGACGGTCTTGTTGCCGCCAGTTTTCGTCGGATACGGAACCTTTTGGGCAAACTGCTCCATCTGGAGCAAGGGGATTTGCCTCTCTAAGAGTGACTTTGAGAAGAACGCCTGGAATTGTGAATTCACAGTCGTTGTGTTAACATTAGCCATTTTATTTTTCCTATACCACTAACCTGTCAAACTCCCATCCTGTCTGCTTCCGCTGCCATTCGTAACAACTCCTTTTCCTGTTCATTGCTGGACAGTTCGTGAAACTGTTTCTGTCGGGCGGGTGCAGAAGGCTGACCGCTTGCCGGTGTCGTGGCCTTTCTAAGTTGAGCCAATTCTGACTCATACTTTGCAACCTTCTTTTCCAAATCGGAGGCGGCCTCCGCTTTTAGCTTAACCTTGGCGATGCCCACCGCATCCTTAATCCCCGCTGGGTAATTACGCAGGATGGCGTGGTTCTGTAGCATCTCCGATACCGCCTTGTAAAGTTTGGTGGAAGAGTCTTTGAGATCGGGGTTAGCCTCAACCTCTTCGTAAAGGTTCTTGTCCCAGGCGTTCTTTAGCTCGCCTTTGACCTTCTCCTCTTGCTCTTTCCTGTCCTCAACCTCAATCTCACCGGCTTTGTTCTCAGCGAGTTTTGCAAGATCATCGCGGCCTTCATCACGGTAGCTCTTTGCTGCTTCCCTGTAATCTTCCGCGCTAAACTTGCGAGTTGGAGTTTGTTTCTCCTGCGAAGCAGCTTTTCCAACCGAGGCTTGGGCGGCTTCCCGCTCGGCCTGCAACTTGGCTTTCTCTGCTCGCAGAGTTTCCCATTCCTTTTCAAGACGCGACTTTGCTTTCTCATATCGTGTTGGCTTCTTTTCGGAAGCCGACTCCGACTTGGATTCATCTGGTTGCGTTGTTAAAGAACTTTTGGTTGATACGGTTTCAGTCTTAGGGACCTCATCCGTCACCACATCATCTGATGTGGATTTAATTTCGGTGGTTTCGGGAGTCGCGGGTGTCTCCGAGGTATCGCCGCTTGAAGTTTCAGTTGTTTTTGCTTCCTCTGTTGGCTTGTCCTCTGGGATTGTTTCCAATCCAGCATCGGCAGCAGCCGCCAGTTTCAGCATATCCAATTCAGATACTTCCTTCAATTCCGCCATTTTGACCCTTTCTTACGCTGCCACCAGGGGAGTCATTCCCAGTAGTAGGTTAAATGACGATCTGTCCTTCGACCCCATCCGTATCGTCGGTCTGGATGGGCGAGTTTGTTTTTCGGGATGCAAGCGATTCGAGAACCGCCACACATCCTCTGAACCCTTTAGCATACCCACAAGCCAACGCAAGTGCCTCGCTATCCTTCTCGGTAGCAGAGGCGTTATTACGCAAAGTAAGGTTAAGTAAGATGGCGGATAGCTTTAAGCCGGTGGGGGTTGTGAGGAATCCAGTCCACGCTCTTTCGTCCTCGCTGTTCCACACAGGCTCATTAACCCACTCTTGGTGGCGAATAAAGGATAGGATGGCGCGGAGTTTTCTCATTAGGCTTCTTGCTCTAAAATTATCATAGGCACATAAGCTGACCTAAGTCTATGGTGAAATACCCAAAGTGGCGTTAGTCTTTCTAAAAGAAGCGCAGTTAGTCTGGGGTTAGCCTCTAAAAGTTTACTATACTCTTGCTGTTCGCCCAGCAATCTAGCCACGTTTAGGGCAAACCTAATAAAGTCTGCTACCACTCTAGTCGGAGCAATAAACAAGCTGGCCCAAACGTGATAGTTGCTCTTGGTGTAGAAATCAATACTGCCGCCCATTCCAAGATGAGTTAACACGTCCATCATAATATCCCAGCCCCTGACATCGTGGAATCCCGCAAATTGCTGGCGGTAATTGATTGCTATGCTGCAAGGGCGATACTGGATGACATCGTGGTTTTTTAATATATCCAATGCCCCTTGTTTCTGCTCTGGCGAACACAAGAATCCCAAGTTTTCTGCCGTAGGCTCAATATACACTTTTGCCGCAGTGCAGTTGGTTATATTGGTAAAAACTGGCCTTCGCCGATAGTGACACACCCCGACATAATCAGAGGCAAGCCCGCTGGCGTAGGCAATGGAATCAAACTCGTCTAGCCGAGTGCCAGGCATAGCTTGGGCAATCTTGTCAGCACCCTCCACATCCACCGTTGCTAACACCCGCATCCAATCGCAAGGATGGTGATACAAATTTTTATGGGTATGGATGCAAAGCGTAATGTCCGTCACGTTGCCCCCCGCTTAATACACTCACGCAAGTCTGCCTCGCTCTGCTTGCACCGCGCCCAAAGGTCTGCGCCCTTCTCTCCTACTGGCATTAGGACTAAAGGCAGTGCGGGGGTCTTGCCATAGATTGTATCGAGCGAGGGAGTGTCAAAGCGGGGCATTGTCACCCACTGATATTGCTTAGAATCGTATTCTACCGCAACGCTCAAGCAGGCATCGGTGCGGCCTGTTGCATCGGCTGACCCTCAGTAGGTGTTGCCCCTACCGCCTGCCCTTGTTGGCGAGCGTCTGCCTTAGCCGCATCACGAAGCTGTTTCTGGATGGCGCGGGATGTGTTGGGATCGATCTGTTCCAACGCCTGTAAGTGCTGTTGTAGGTGCGCCATTAGAACCTGCATTGCACTCTGGTCGACCGGCTGCTGGCGCAGTTGAGCCGCTTGGTTAAATGCGAACAGAACAGATATATGCGCTTTGTGATCGTCGCTAGGTTTGATCGCGACTGGGAATCCAGTGGCGAGCATCGTTGCAATTTCAGTCGCTTGATCTTCAGCCTGGTCGCCAGAGGCAGCCTGCGGATCTTGGAAGAGTCGGCGCACCAGCGAGGGATCGTCTTGTTCAAGGACCGACTTTACCAGTTCTGCTTGGTTAATATAGCTATTATTTTGGAACATCTGCATCCGAGCGACTGACTTTTGCAAGGCAAACTGGCGATTGATAAAGTCCAGCCCGCCCTTTGGTTCAATCGAATACTCGGCGTGGATGCCGTCTGGAACCATCTGCCCCGTCTCCTCAGCATACCTAAACAGCAAGTCCTCTTTGGCGTACTGCACGTAAAGTGACCAGCACTGCCTAAAGAGATGCGACAGGCTCATCCTAAAGATGCGGTTGCGTAGATCGCCCGAAGCAGCGGCTTGAGCTTGGATAGCGGCAACTTCCGTAGCAGTCTTGCGATCCGAGATTTGGTACTGCGAGCTTGCGCCCATATCAAACTGACCCATGCGCTGTTCAGCCGCCATCTTCTCATCCATCATCAAACGCTGGAAGTCGAAGGGTGGTTGGCTAAATTGTACCGGCTTTAAGCCTTGGGGCAGGATCTGCCCAGGCTGCATCTTTAGATTGGCCGTGTTAAGCGAGATCGGATTCTGTGCTTCAAAGACGGGTCGGTTGGCCAGTTCAACGTAGTCGCTCAATGAGTTCTTGAGTTTGTTGAGCAGGTTCTCACCAGGGAGGAGGATTTCTGCGACTCCTCTGGGACTGTACCAACCGCCCCCTGTCAACTCATAGGGGAAATCGACAAAAGGTGGTTCGCCGTGTTCGTAGGGTAAGGTGAAAGGTTTTCTAACATCCGTCTCCACATCCAGCGGACTGTAAGTTTCAACCTTCCAGCCGTCCTTGGACGGAGTGTAAAGTTCCCACAAGATGATAGTATCATTGCCCGACTCCTGCGTAATGCCTTCACGCCGGTAAATCTCATCTTGAATCTCGCTACGTAACCCAACCGATTCGTTAACCTTGCCGCTGATGCGTTTGACAAATTCCTTGTCCTGCTTGTACAGCGAGTTGGTCTTGTAGCTGTCAACCGAAATGGAAATGATGTGAACGATAAAATCTGCATCGGCCAAGTTCTTGCAGTAGGCCGGTACAACCACGTGGAACGGGTCAATCGCCTCAAACGCAATCTGCTTCTTGTCCTCGTTCCAAACCACCTTAGCCAACCCGCGCCCGTAGAGAAGCAGGTTGTCGATGACCGAAACAATCTCTTTCTGGAAGTTGGACTGCTCGCGCATCTTGTAATCAAACCAACGCTCGGCAGAGACAGTGATGGGAGTCAACTGCTGGCGCATCGGGACGAAGCTGGAAAGGATGTCGTTGCCAATCGCGCTGTTGACGAAGCTAGGTTTTAGCTTCTCAATCGCGCCGTCAATTAGCTGGACGTGAAGGTCAGCGGCAGTAGGCCAAGGCTTAGTCTTGCGCCTTACCCCAAAGTAGCGGGCTTGGTAAAACAACCGCTGGCGGTTCTCCCAAGTCTCGCGCTGGTTGAGTGAATCAATAATGCGCTCATGATATTCAGCGCGGCGGGTGTACTTCTCGCTCATTTGTTACGCTCCCTGCCCAGTTCCAAGGATAAATCATTTACATAATGCAATGCACGCCTAGACCACTCTTTGACGGCGGGGGTGGATTGTCGCACCTCAGCGTAGTTGGGATCTTTCATAAGTTCTTCGACGGCTCCGCTAGTCTTTGTTACTGGTGTCGTTGTTGCGCAACCACCAAGCATCACCACGCAGATCGCGGTCAATAGCTTTACGGTTATGCCGCCACTCACCCTCAAGGTTCTGGGTGCGCTTATCTTTCCAACCTGGGATGATGCGAAACACGGCTGCGATGATCTCAAGGATTGCACGCAGCACAAAAGATTATTTGATATTCAGCCCGACTGTCTTTAGGAAATTAACAATCTTTTCCAAGAAAGAATCGTCAGCGGGGGTGGGGGTAAGTTTGACAATGATGCGTGCGGCCAAGACGATGCCACCAACAGCGGCGACAATCTCTTGCCAGTTTGCGGTAATCCAGTTCCAGATGTTCATAGTGTTTATCCTCCTGCGTCAAAGCCAGCCATAACGGGGTCACTCGCCTCCGCCATGATCTGACTTAACATCCGCCAAGTTGGACGCTCGGTGGGGAAAGTCAAGTCAAGGTTAACATTGCCACCACTTAGGCACAAGGCAAGCGCATCGGCTCGGTCGGGTGAGGCCAACCCCCTAGACCGCATCGAGTCCTTAGACTCCACCCCCAGCTTACCCTTGCTATTGGTAATCGTGCGCCGACAAGTCAACTGTGCGGTTAAGTCCTCATCCTCTGGCAGTATGATTTCAGCCGCTTCAATCTTCTTGGCCATCGTGTACCACATCTCGGCTGCCCTGTTGGTGTAGGCATCGGTGTCGTAGGCCGTAGAGCCAAAGTTAACTCGGTTAACCTCCCAGCCAGCCTCAGCCAACGCATCGCACATGGGCATACCCAACCCACTAGCATCCGCATAGATGTCCTCTGGCTTTAGCCCAGCTTTCTTAAACTCGACAATAAACCTACCCACCGCTGACATCGTATCCCTTTCGCGCCATGCGATCATAGGTAGCACCTTGTTGCCGTCTGATACGCAAAGCACGTTCTGATCGCCACCGGCGGCAAAGTCTACGCCAGCCCTGCGAGTGCCAGGCTTGAAGTCGGGGGGTTGGTTGTGGCAGTTCTGTAGCTGGGTCAGGCTAATCACCAGACTCTCCGCACCTATGTCCACAAACTCGCCATAAACCATAGAGCGGGTCAGCGGGTGCTTCTCGCCGTACCGCTGCACCACTTCCTCAATCTGCGCTGGCGTGATGTGCGGGCAGTCAAAGGCGGTGACAGCGTGCTTGCTCCACATATTCGCCTCCTTGGTAAACGCTCGGTAGAACGCGCCACTGGTTCCGCCTGGGCTAGACGCGATAAGCAGGCGGGTTGGTTGGCAACGGCTGATGGCCTCAAACAGCGGGTCGGCTACGGTCTTGGCTTCGTCCACCACCATCAACAGCGGGTGGTTGTCGTGGTCCTCGGCGTGCCAGCCTTCAGCCCGTCCTGGGTCAGTCGCTGAATAGCCGATAATGCGACTCGTATTGCCGTTGGGGTGGAGGTAGCGGATCTCGCCAGATGTCACTTCCCACGCCCCACCCAGCTTGGCGATGTGGTTACGCAGGCTAGGCCAGAGTTGTGATTCTACCTGTCGGAATACGCCAGCTGTCGTCACAGCGATGGAGCGGGGGTAGACCAGTGCGTGCCATATCAAAGCGGCTGCAATTACGGTCGATGTCTTGCCGGAGCCGTTGGCGGCGCGTAACGCCACGCGACAGTCTCTAGGCTCTAAATCGCGTAACACCTTCCTTTGCCAGTCATACAGATTGATGCCGAGGGCGTTAGCGGCGAAGTTGGCTGGGCGGGAGATGTCCTCGAGTATCTCTTGCTGACTACGTTTGGGAGGCTTGGGCATAACAGAGAGTTAAGACCTCTTTTTGTTTTGTGCCACAATTATTTGGGGGGGGTTATGCGTATTAAACGGCGGCTGGGGGCGTGGCAGGGGGCGTGGTGGTAGGGTACTTGGCCAGCGACTCTGCCCTTGGTTTGCGCGTCCTCATGCGACGATGGCGAGGCTTCCCCTTTTCCAATGGTGTTGGTGTTACAATACTTTGCGTAGCATCTGTCGCACAATAGCTATTGTCTCGAATTGTAGGCAATGCTTTGGGCTTAACCACTTCAGCGTCAATTACTTGTGACTGTTTTCTGCCCCTTATCCCCGCCAGCAACTGCGCCAAGTTTCCGCTGATGCCATGCGTAACATCTTGACTGACTTGCAGTCGTGCTGATGGGATTGCGTGATTGTAGATTCGCTCTGCCATCCACGCCTTGGCTTGCCATGATTTTGCACCAGCAAGCTCTATGTCACGAAGCAAGGATAGTTCGTGCTTTTTTCTGGCGGACTCTACACGCCTAGAGAAGTCTGGCTTACGGCTCGCCCAAGTTTTTATAGTGGAGGGATTGACCCCAACCAATGCTCCCGCTTTTTCCAAGGTGAATCCAGACCCGCACGCTGATACTATTTCGTCCGCCAATTCTTTAGTAAATATCTCACGGCCATTCTTCCCCTTCTCGACCTGGCCTTCATTAGTTTCCAAACCGGCATCCATTAGGAAAACTTCTACTTCGTTTTTGAGACGAATCAATGATTGATATTCCGCCCGATGGGATTAGATTGGCTCTATGCAAACAACACAGACCAACGCCGAAGCGAGCGCGGTTAAAGTCACTCGCAGATTCCATCGCCTGTCGGATTTGATTAGCAAATATAAGCATCTATGGAATCAAAGCGATCGCCTTTACAAATGGGTGGATGAGTATGATAAACTTCGCAGCCAGCATTATCAAATCTTTAATAAATTTTGCGAAGATACTGGCCGTTGCCCAACTCATACCGCTCACGACAAACTCGCCTAACACAGGAGAATATAAATGACTGAATTCATTATTATCTCTCTACTCCTCTCTCCCTGCGCCGTCTTCATGGCGTTGGGATATTTTGGTAAAAACTAATAAAGAAAGGAAACAATAATATGATGACATTAGATCACGCTACAACGTCAACGGGCGGGGGATTTTCTCGCCCTTCTAAAATGCCTTGCCCTGCCTATTCTATTCCCGCGAGCCTTTGCAAAGTTGGCGGGAAGTTGCGGAAAGTGGAGGGATCGGTTTGTTCCAAGTGCTACGCGATGAAAGGAAACTATGGTTTTCCCGCCGTTCGCGCTGCCTTGGCTCGCCGTTTGCGTTCCCTACGGCGCGAAGATTGGGTAGATTCCATGGCTTACCTTATCGAAGCGGAAGGAAACGCATTCTTCCGCTGGCACGATGCGGGAGACTTGCAAAACTCAAACCATCTCAAAAAGATAGTCGAAGTATGCGAGCGGACCCCCAACGTGCGCCATTGGTTACCCACGAGAGAGGCGGGAATCTTGCAATCGTTCATCAATAACGGCGGGAAAGTGCCTGCGAATCTTACCATTCGCCTTTCCGCGCATATGATCGACGGCGTTGCGCCGTTGCCATTGGCTCGCCGCTTAGGTGTTCAAGTCTCAACCGTAGTGACTAGCGGGAAAACTTGCCCATCAGCAGAGCAGGGTAACAAGTGCCTAACTTGTCGCGCTTGCTGGGATAAGAAAATGGAGTGCGTAGCATATGGCAAACATTAAACATTCCTACGCCGTTTACAACTCGTGCGGCCAATTCCAGGCGCGCTTCACGTCCTACGCTCGCGCGGTCCGGTGGGCAGTGCGGGAGGGAATGGAATGGACCGCAGTGATAAGAAAGGAGGTGTGGCGATGAACCAAACAAGCTTGCAAGCGTATAGCCTAGGTATGTTTCACGGCGGCTTAATAGTCGGATTCGTTTGGATTATGTTTAAAAGCATAGGGAAAAAATAGTCCCGCCTTGTCATCCCCTTTCATCGGGGGATGCAAAGGATGGATTCCGGCGATAGCCAGGAGCCACTCCAAAACGGAAGCGCAGCCGAGTAATATCGGGAGCGTGGAATAAGTGAAAGGAAAAAGCATAATGAAGGACATAAAAGAAGAGGATAATTTGATTATCAATTTAGTGCCTTGCGATTGTGGAAGTGATGACGCTTCATGGCATGGAAGAACGAGGCGAGAATATTGTTGCAATAAGTGTTATAGTTTGTCACCTACAAAGGAATCCAATTGGGAATGGATTGAGGAATAGCCAACCCCCCCCAAGTGTTCAACCCCTTGGGATTCTTATTGCCACCGGCACCAGGACGATCTATTAAACGGCAGCACAGCCCTATAAGGGGTATGTAAGCGGAAGCGTAACCTCGCACGGGAGCATTACTATGGATGAAGCAGTCAGAAAATATCTATCGGAAATAGGCACAAAAGGCGGTAGGGTTAAAGGACCTTGCAAAGCTCGCAAACTCTCACGGGAGCATTACGCCAAGGTGTCAACTGGCCAGCGGGAGCGTTGGCGGTTATGGCATATCGAGCGGGAGCGGGAGCGACTGGTAGCAAAAACGGAAGCGTAGCCTATAAGGGCTATGTAAACGGAAGCCTAGCGTCCGATTCGGCAGCAACAGGCTTTGTTGCCTAGCGGTTCAACCTTGAATTTGACGTTTAAAGTCGAATCTTGGGGCTTTGTTTTAGCTTCGCATCTTTTACTATTTTGCCTACCCCGACCCCGTGGCGAGGCTTCTGGGTGGCAAGGAATCGATTTTAAAGCCTTTTTGCTTTTCATGTAACTACCAATTGCGGCATGACCAAAAACGTGGGGTTAACTTACTCGGAGGTCGACTATCACACCCATGCCTTGCCCTAAAGCTACGTCGGCGGGCAGGATTGCTCTTCTTGATGGTCATCTTGGGATCTCCGTAGCGGATAACCTTGCTCTTACCGCCCGAACAGGCGCGGATTACAAACTTCTTCGGTCCACCTAGAGTCCGGCGGGGCGAGTTACAGGGTAGGTTGCGGGGGTTCACGTTTCATCGACCTCATCAGCATCAAACTCGTCAGGGCAGGCCTCCTGGAGCGATTGTAGGGCTTTCTGGTGGGTTTCAAAGAAGCCTGACAGCCCCTTCACCCGCTCCGTCAGCCCATTCCACTGAGCCTCAAACACCTCATAGGAGCAGTTGTTGCCCATATCGTCCACCAGTTGACCCAATAACCTCAACACGCTGTGCAATTGAGCGTTTTCAGCTTGAAGCAGGCCAATAAACTTATGCGCCAGCTTCAGTTGCTCCCGATCAAGTGGCAAACCCACCTTTCTTTGCCTTCATCATCCGATAGATGCGAGGGCTGATTGTGCTTTTGGCCTTACTGCGGCTGGTCCCAGCCTTACGGCGAGCGTTTATATTAGCGTAGAGTCCTGGTCGGTTTGATTTCATTTCGAGGATTGTATCACGCCTGAGTTTGTTTGTCCAAATACACGCCAGTGTTGCCGCTTCGGAAAGCAACGCAGTGAAGGGGGAGGGGGCGGGACAAAAGGAGTCCCCCTTCCCCTGCTTTCCTTCGCGACTTATGTTTATATGTATATAAG